GCAAGTGCTTCAATAGCCCTTAGTGCGGAGTTATAAAATGACAAGACAATACACAGCAGTAACAGATGAAAATACAGGGCGTACCATTATTTCCTATGAGGAAAATGGATTCAAGTATTCTTTCTTGGATGACCCTGCTAACTCCGACTATCAACGCTATCTGCGCTGGCTAGAAAATCCAGATGCCGAAGAAGGCGGAACACTCTAATAGAATGATTACTGTGAGATATAATAGAAACGCCCAAGAAAGAGGTAACTAATGACTAAGTCCTATGACAATGCCGTAAGTGTCAATAATGCCTTTCTTGCTGGCAAGAATAAGATTATCAATGGTGATTTTAATATCAACCAAAGAGCCTTTACTAGCACAACTACTGCTGACACTTATGGTTTTGATAGGTGGCGTGTCGGTTTATCCGATGGAACAGTAACTTATTCAGCACAGACATTTACATTGGGTACTGCGCCTGTAAGTGGTTATGAAAACAAAAATTTTGCAAGAATTGTAACTACTGGACAAACAGCCGCTGGCGCACAAGGTATATTGGTGCAGCGAATTGAAAGCGTTAGAACCTTAGCAGGACAAACAGCTACTATTTCATTCTGGGCTAAAGCAAATACAGGAACCCCAAAGATTGCTTTGGATGTTCGTCAGCGTTTTGGAACAGGTGGATCTCCATCGTCTAACGTTTCAACCTATGGCGGTCAGGCAACGCTTTCTACTTCTTGGGCTAGATACTCATTAACAGTATCAGTTCCTAGTTTATCTGGAATTACTTTGGGTACAAATAGTGATGATGCTTTAGAAATAAACTTATGGGTGTCTGCGGGAACTGATTTTAATTCTCGTACTGGTTCTCTTGGTATTCAGTCCAACACTTTTGACGTATGGGGGGTTCAAGTAGAAGCAGGCTCAGTAGCAACACCGTTCACCGCCGCTACTGGCACGCTCCAAGGAGAGTTAGCCGCTTGCCAAAGGTATTACTACCGGACCCGCCCAGTGAGCAATGCTTACGGACAAGTAGGGACTGGTATGGCATATGGCCCAACTACTGGTGCTTTTTCAACTCCATTGCCAGTAGCAATGAGAACAACGCCTTCAGCAGTAGAATTTTCTTCTTTAACAGTAATGAACAGTAGTAATAGTTATGCGGTTAGCGCTTTGACTTTAGATACAAATCAAACTACCACGACTAATGGAGTTGTCAATACTACGCACGCATTTGGCACAATAACAGATGATTATCATTTCTTGCGCGGTAACAATTCAACGTCAGCCTATATCGGCTTTACAGCGGAGTTATAAAATGGACTATGAAATAATTACAGACGTCTATGGAATCCAGCATGTTCTAATCAACCACGGCAACGACCAATTCACCTCAATGCCAAAGGCAGTCTGGGACGAACAGCAGGAGGCACCCGAGGAAGGCGGTCCTCTCTAATATGCTTCAAATTGCTCAGGTTTCGTACGGTCACCGCAGGTAGTTTCCTGCTATAATGACCCCCAGCCCAAAAGGAGATAGACATGGCCGCGATTGACTTTCCTAACTCGCCGTCGGTAAATGATACACATACCGTCGGTGATAGAACCTGGAAGTGGAATGGCTCTGTTTGGGCTGTTGTTCGTGCGGTCGATCTTTTAGTAGGTCCTACAGGAGCAACAGGTGCGGTAGGCGCTACCGGAGCTACAGGACTAACAGGCGCAACTGGAAGCACTGGTGCAACTGGCCCCACTGGTACATTCAACTCCGCAACCGCGATTACAGGTGCGATTCTTGTTGGAGCTCAGGAAAGAACGACAGTATCAGCAACTGGCGCTACAGGTACAGTAAACTTTGATGTTAAGACCCAGGGTGTTTTGTACTACACCTCAAACGCAAGCGGAAACTGGACGCTCAACGTTCGCGGCGATGGATCAACATCTCTTAACTCGTGGATGGCGACTAACGATGCAATTACGGTTACATTTTTAGCAACACAAGGATCTACCGCGTACTACGCAAATGGATTTACTATTGACGGAAGCTCCGTCACTCCAAAATACTATAACGGTAGTGCCTGGACTGCAGGTAACACCTCTTCTATAGATGCATATTCTTACACAATCGTGAAGACAGGTTCAGCCGCTTTTACGGTATTCGCAACTCAAACTAAGTTCGCATAGCGGTTAGGAGAGATATATGTCTCCAATTCTGTCAGGTTTAGGTGGAATCACTGTAAAAGGTTATGGACACTTTGGACCTGTTCGCGTCACAGACACAGGCGCTATGTTCCCACTACAGGTTGTCACCGTAGGACCTGCTGGTGCGTCATCTGTGTCATTCACAAACATTCCTAATACCTATAGCCATTTGCAGTTGAGATATATTGGCAGAACAAGCAGAGCAGTCAACAATGATGGCTTGATTGTAAAGTTCAACTCATCAAACTCTGGATACAATTATCTTGGCGGTCACGTTTTATTTGGCAACGGTTCTTCTGCATCTTCCATTGCTGGCTGGATTGGTAGTTCAACTGCTGGTGGAGCAATAGGCCAGATACCAGGAGCGAACAATGCTTCTAATATATTTGGCGCAGCAGTCGTAGATATTCTTGATTATACAAATACAAATAAACATAAAACAGTTAGAACGCTACACGGTTATGATGCAAATGGTTCTGGCGAAGTTCATCTTATGTCATTTTCTTGGGACAATACTTCGGCTATAACTTCAATGGCAATAACCGTTGGAACTGGTCAAGATTTTGTAGCCAATACACAATTCGCACTATACGGGGTGAAAACAGCGTGAGTACCTATACACCGATTGCTTCAGTAACACTCTCTAGCGCACAGTCATCTGTCACCTTCAGTGGCATCCCACAGACTTATACGGATTTGGTTTTGGTTTGTAGTGCCGTAACAGCAAGCGGCGGCCCTTCTTTGCGTGTCCGATTCAATGGTGATAGTGGGAGCAACTACTCAGCAACAATCCTACAAGGCGATGGCTCTTCTGCAAGTTCTGCCAGAGAAACAAACATTTCATCTGCTTATGCTGGTTATGCTTCACTCAATCAAACTGTTGGTTCTACTAATTCAATAGTTCATATAATGAACTACAGCAATGCCACAACATTCAAAACTTTACTTGAGAGAAGTAACAGAAGTAGTGAAAGAACAGAAACATCAGTAAATCTTTGGCGTAACACTAATGCAATTACAAGTATTCAACTAGCGGCAGGTGCCGCATTTCCTAGCGAAAATCTTGATACAGGCTCAACCTTCAACCTCTACGGCGTAGCCAATGCTTCTATCACCAATACTGCTAAAGCAACTGGTGGCGACAGCGTTACAACTGATGGCACATATTGGTATCACACATTCCGTACTTCTGGCACATTCACACCAACACAGGCTTTGACTTGTGATGTATTGCAAATTGCTGGCGGTGGTGGTGGTGCAGGTCGCTCTGGTTATGCAGGCGGCGCAGGTGGTGCTGGCGGTGTTTCCTATGTAGCGTCACAATCTTTGACTGCTCAAGGTTACGCTGTAACGATTGGCGCAGGCGGTGCAGGCGCACTTGAGGGTGACGGTTCCAATGGAAATAATTCTCAATTAGGTTCACTTACTGCTGCTGTAGCAGGTGGTGCTGGCGCTGCCAGTTTAGCGGGTGCCAATGGTGGCTCTGGTGGTGGCGGTGGTGGTGGCTCTGCCCCACGCGCTGGTGGTACTGGTACTGCTGGTCAAGGAAATAATGGTGGCACAAGTGCTAGAAATGGGTTCCTTGAATTAGGAGGCGGTGGTGGAGGTGGTGCAAGCGCTACAGGTGCTAATGCAGTTGTCGGAACCTCTGGCGGTAACGGCGGTGCTGGAACGAGCACTTACTCTTCTTGGGGTCTTGCTACAGGCACAGGTCAGAATGTAAGCGGAACCGTATGGTTCGCTGGCGGCGGTGGTGGTGGCTATGGAGTTGCTAATGGTTACACAATAAAAGCAGGTGGTACAGGTGGTAATGGTGGCGGTGCAACTGGTTCTGGCTCTAATGGAACAGCCGCTAGTGCTACTGCTAATACAGGCGGCGGTGGTGGAGGTGGCTCTGCCAATGAAAATACTGGAAGTATTTGGAACAGGGCTGGCTCCGCAGGCGGCTCAGGAATTGTCATCGTTCGGTATGCGGTCTAGTCGGGAGGAAATATAAATGCCAACTAATCCAAACATAGTAGCAATCCAAACCGTCACAGTGGGTGCAGGTGGGGCGAGCAGTATTGAATTCACCTCTATTCCGCAGACTTATACTGATTTGAAGATTGTATGTAGCGCAAGAGCAAACGATAATGGCGTGGCTGACGGATTTGGAATTATTGCCTTCAATGCAACTACAACAGGATTTTCTTCTAAACAAATACAAGGGTCAGGAAGTGCAGTAACTTCTGCAAGCCCTGCATATAGAAATTCTATAGTTGTTGGAGCAGGCGCTACCGCAAACACATTTAGCAATGTTGAATTCTACATTCCAAATTATACGAGTTCTAATAATAAATCGTATTCAGTTGAATCTGTAACAGAAAATAATGGAACAGAATCTTATGTTAGTTTTGCTGCTGGTCTTTGGTCTAATACTGCCGCAATCACTTCTATTACATTGGCTGATGATACAAAAACCATTTTTCAATACTCAACCGCAACCCTCTACGGCGTGACATCTGCTGGTACTGCCGCTAAAGCCACTGGTGGAATAATTACGATGGATGACAACTATTTCTATCATACCTTCTTGTCTTCTGGGACATTGACTCCAACACAAGCAATTTCTAATGTCGATTATTTAGTTGTTGCTGGTGGTGCAAGTGGCGGGACAAATGTTGGCGGCGGTGGCGGCGCTGGTGGGTTGCGTTCCACTGTTACTAATACTGGCGGTGGTGGAGTTTTAGAGTCTAAAATTTCTTTATCATCAGCAACAAACTACACAATCACGGTAGGAGCAGGCGGTGCTGGACAAACAACATTTGGTGGCAGCGGCAACAGTGGTTCCAATTCGTCTATCGCTGGAAGCGGACTGACAACAGTTACTTCTACTGGTGGTGGTTTTGGTAATTCAGGTGGCGGAACTGCTGGTACTGGCGGTTCGGGTGGTGGCGGTTCAGGTGATGGCGGTACTGGCGGTGCTGGAACTGCTAACCAAGGCTACGCAGGTGGTTCAGGTAAGTCAGGCGGTAACTACGTTGGTGCTGGCGGTGGCGGTGCAGGCGCTGTAGGTGTTACGCCTGAGACTAATACCTCATCAGCAGGAAATGGCGGTAACGGCGTTCAAGTTGCTATCAATGGTACTTTGACTTATTACGCTGGTGGCGGTGGCGGCGTAAGAGATACGTTTCCTGGTGGCGGTTCTTCTGGTGGTCTAGGCGGCGGAGGCAATGGTCAATATGGTGGAACTTCTCCTGCTGGCACAGTCAATACTGGCGGCGGCGGTGGTGGCAACCACAATGGCACAGGCAGTGGTAGCGGCGGCTCAGGAATCGTAATAGTGCGTTATGCAAAGTAAAAGTAAAGGAATATAAAAGAAAACAAACTAGAGTTTTCTTGTTATTATAGGAATACAAGAAAGACCCATAAGGAGATACACATGGCACACTTTGCCCAAATTGACGAGAACAACGTCGTAGTCCAGGTCCTTGTTGTGCCGGATGCAGAAGAGCACCGCGGACAGGAATTCCTCGCTGATGACCTCGGTCTTGGCGGAACCTGGAAGAAGACAAGCTACAACACACAAGGTGGCGTTCACGCTAATGGCGGAACCCCTTATCGTAAAAATTACGCTGGCATTGGCTACACCTTTGACGCAGCGCGTGATGCATTCATTCCACCAAAGCCTCAAGAATTTAACTCTTGGGTGCTAAATGATGACACATGTCAGTGGCAGGCGCCAGTTCCATATCCAACAGACGGCAAGATGTACACATGGGATGAGGCTTCAACCTCGTGGGTAGAAGTAGCAAATGACTGAGTATAAACTTGTAGTCGACTGTGAAACAGGGAAACAAGAGTACATTGCCCTGACCCCTGCCGAGATTGCAGAGCGTGACCAGGCTGCAGCCACAGTTGCGCAGGAGCAGCAAGCTCGTGAAGAAGCTGCAGCGGCAAAGGAAGCTCTAAAAGCTTCTGCACGCGCTAAACTTGTTGCAGGGCAAACTCTTACAGAGGAAGAAGCAGCAGCAATAGTTTTATAACGCTTTTAAGGGGAGACAGGATATAGTGACACCATGAAAGTTGCTGCCTATTGCGTTGCCTTAAACGAGGAAAAACACGTTGAGCGTTGGGTCGAAACCACAGCAGGTGCCGACTACCGCCTCGTGTGTGACACTGGATCAACTGACGGCACGGTTGAAAAATTACGCTCGTTAGGCGTAACCGTATTTGAGATTCGAGTTAAACCTTGGCGTTTTGACGTTGCCCGCAACGCCGCGTTAGCGCTGCTGCCAGACGATATAGACGTGTGTCACGTAATTGACATGGACGAGGCAGTTGACGCGGACTTTTATGACAAGGTACGTCTAAATTGGCAGGACGGCGCAAACAAAGGCTGGCACGAGTTTGACACAGGTCACGTGTGGATGGGAGCTCGTTTACACGCACGACACGGAATTTATTGGCGTTGGCCAGTTCACGAGGCATTTGTTCCGTCACTAAACACGCCGTTGCGCAGTGTGACAATTCCTGCAAAGATGTATCACAAACCTGACACAACAAAATCACGTAGTCAATACCTATCAATGTTGATTAACGCGTCTAAGGAATTTCCAAAGGATCATCGCATCTGGGTGTACCTATGTCGCGAGTACACGTTTAATCAAATGTGGGAAGCGGTAATTGAGGCAGCAGAGCAGGTTACAAAGTACAGTGATGACTGGTACGTCGAAAGAGCCGCGGTGTGCCGTTGGGCAAGTGAGGCAAATCGTGCGCTTGGCAACATCGAGGAAGCGCATCGTTGGGTTGACAAGGCAATTGAGATTGATCCCTGCGGTGAAAATTACTTTGAGAAAGTTAGATGTTACTACGCAAAGTCAGACTGGTCTGGCATGTGGGAGGTATGTAAGAAGGTCTCAGAGTGCGAGCCAACAAAACACTATCTATCAAGTGAGGCACTATGGAAGTGGCAACTAGATGACATGCGTGCACTTTCTGCACACTACCTTGGAGATCAACGTAAGGCAATCAAATACGGTGAAAGAGCAGTAGAGGGTAACCCTGTAGACCAACGCCTTAAAAATAACATGGAGTGGTACAGGAAGGGAATTCTTGCTCAGGTAGAGGCAAATAGTGGCAAGTAACGTTTTTATTGCAATACTCGCAAAGCAAAAGGAAGGTGTGTTGCCTCTGTTCTTGCGCTCGCTCTACGAGCTCGACTACCCTAAGGAAAACATATCTTTATACGTAAGAACAAACAACAACACGGATAACACGCGACAGGTTCTTGAAAACTGGCTAGATCAACACCGCACGGAGTATCGTTATGTAACATACGACTGCAGCGACATCGCGGAGTCGGTAGAGCAATACAAGGTTCATGAGTGGAACGGCGTGCGTTTTCGTGCGCTTGCTAAGATACGCCAGGCAAGTCTTGATGCGTTTTTAAGAAGCGATTGTGACTACTACTTTGTTATTGACGTTGATAACTTCTTATTTCCTGAAACCCTTAACGCGCTTATCGAGGCCAATAAGCCTATTGTTGCTCCCTTGCTGCGTTATGCGGTTGCGACAGACGAGTTTCCAGATACGCCAGAGGATCAAGAGCGCGTCGGATCTCACAAGTGCAGGTATTACTCGAATTATCACTATCTTGTAGATGACTATGGATCAATAATCAACGAGCCAATTTACTACCAGCTACTTCACCGTGTAGATGGACTACGCGGTCTTCACGACGTAGACTGCGTTCATTGCACGTATCTTATTAAGCGCAAGTACGTTGATAAACTTAGCTACCTTGAGGACTCGGACAGATACGAGTACATGGTCTTCTCTGAGTCCGCACGTAAGGCACATGTAGATCAATATCTCGATAATAGAAAGATCTACGGAATTCTTACCTTGACAGAAAACGCAGCCGTGTGCGAGTGGCTATATGACCACCTGTTAGATCCAAAAACTCGCGATGAGCGATACCAAAAGTTTAATCCGCAGGACATCTTTTATGACATCAAGAAGACCGTTGTCTTAAGCTAAAAGATCAACGCTCTTCTTTACCTTGGCGCTTACTAAAACTGCCTCGGCAACCTTTAATGTTTCAATACCAGACTGTATAGACGTGACGTTGTCAGATATGCCTAATACGTAATCTCTAAATGCCTCATGCTCCGCAAGTAACGGCTCCTTCTTAGGTATGGAGTAGCGAACTACGTCACCCTCCATAACGCCTCTAAACGTATCTGCGTCATATAAAGAATTAGGATAATATGTTAGTTGCGCGTTTAACGTGTCCGCAACAAGCGCACCTTTTTCACCAAGTATGGTTGTTTCACGAATCTTAAACGGGCTTAACCAGTCAATCATGTGAGTTGCAACGATACCTTGCTCGAGTTGACCAATAATTGACACAATGTCCTCGTGCTCCTTACCTGAGTAATATGCGGTATGCGCGGTGACGGTCGTGTATTTTTTCTGGCTAATCCATGACGTTAGGTCAATATCGTGTGTTCCAAGATCCTTGACTACACCAACGTCCGCGATGCGAACTGGATGCCAGCCTTGCCTTCTTGTGTAGATCTGGTAGATCTTGCCAAGTTGATCGCTTTCAATGCGCTTCTTTGCCTCAACCAGAGCTGGATTATAGCGCTCGATTTGTCCGACCGCGCCAACTAAGTGCGCGTTTGCGAGCGCGTAGGATATACGTTGTGCGGAGTCAACGGAGTGAGCAAGAGGCTTTTCAATAAAGACATTTGCTCCCATGTCAATAATTTCAAGGGCAACCTGTTCGTGTAATACCGTAGGAACTGCAATAACGCAGTAGTCAATATTTTTAGGAATAAGATCGCTTATCTTGTCAAGCAATATTTCCTTTTTTACCGCGCCAGTCGGGTCTCCTGCTGGGTCATACACACCTACTAGGTCGACTCCAGGCAGGCTAGAGAGGACACGTGCGTGATTCTTGCCCATTACGCCTAAGCCAATAAGTGCAGCCTTTAGATTTGCTCCCACTAGCTTCCAGCCTTTGCAACCTGATTAACTGCCTTAACAATCTTATGAAGATCGCGCATGCTTAACTTAGGATGAACTGGCAGCGATAAAACCTGCTTGCACGCGGTCTTTGTTTTCTTTAGATCAAAGTCCTTGTTAAACGAAGGAAGCTTATGAACTGGCGTTGGATAATATACGCCTGATCCTACGCCAAGTTTTTCAAGCTCCTGTGCAAACCTGTCTCTGTCATGGTCAACTACGCGTATCGTGTATTGATGATACACGTGGGTGTAGCCAAACTCCTCTACAGGAACAACTACGCCTTCAAGGTTCTCGCTAAGATACTTTGCGTTTTCACGACGTAACAGGTTAGCGCGGTGAAGCTTGCGTAGTTGAACTCGTCCAATTGCCGCATGAATATCCGTCATGCGTAGGTTAAATCCAACAACCTCGTTTGCATAGCGTTTTTCCATGCCTTGATTACGAAGAAGTCGGGCAAGTCTTTCTACGTTTTCATCAAGAGTAGCAACCATGCCGCCTTCACCGCTGGTCATGTTCTTTGTCGGATAAAATGAAAACGCAGCCGCGTCTCCAAATGATCCAACGTTTTGGCCAAGAATTTGAGCTCCATGAGCTTGCGCTGCATCTTCAATAACAAGAAGGTTGTGTTTCTCCGCGATGGCAAGAATCTTTTCCATGTTTGCAGGGTGTCCGTAGAGATGAACAACCTGGATAGCACGTGTCTTCTTGGTGATGGCAGCCTCAACTGCCTTAGGGTCAATGTTAAATGTCTCAAGCTCAATGTCAACAAACACAGGAGTTGCGCCTGTAAGCGCAACTGAGTTTGCGGTTGCAGCAAATGTAAAGCTTGGAACAATTACCTCGTCACCTGCCTTAATGCCAAGAGACAGCAACGCAACGTGTAGGGCTGAAGTTCCGGAGTTGACTGCAATACAGCGTCGTCCATCTACCCAGTTAGAAAACTCTTTTTCAAACGCAAGTACCTGTGGACCTTGTGCCATACCGCCTGAGCGTAAAACCTTATCAACCGCTTTTCTTTCACCGCGACCAATGTCAGGGCTTGCAACGTTAATCATCTTCTTATTCGTACTCATACCGCACCTTTAAGTTTATCTTTGACATGATACGTCCATCATATCCGACATACGCTACAGGTCTTGCGGGTACCCCTGCAACAAGGACAAAGTCAGGTACATCGTGTGTTACAACCGACCCTGCGGCAACTACAGCCCAGCGACCAATTTTTACTGGTGCAACGCAGATTGCGCCTGCGCCAATTGATGCTCCTTCAAGAATCTCGACTCCAACTGGATCCCAGTCGTCTGCTGTCTTTTGACTTTTATCTGAAATTTTTATCGCCCTTGGGTACTTATCATTTGTAAGAATTACACCAGGTCCGATAAAGACGCCATCACCTAACTTTGCAGGCTCGTAAATCATCGCACCATTTTGTATCTTTGAGTTGTCGCCAATCTCAACATCTGTCCCAATGTACGCACCTTTTCCAACGATGACATTCTTTCCAATACGAGCATTATTGCGTATTTGAGCATGATGCCAAATACGTGCACCGTCTTGTAGGACCGCTGTTTCATGAACTTCTGCGGTTGGCTCGATATGAACTGTCATTACTTTTCCTTTTTCTTTTTTGTCTTTTTCTTCTTTGGCTTTGACAACTTCTCTGCGCGTTGAGCATGATATGCATCTACCGCGTTAGCACTTGTTCGCGAGCGCCAGGTAAAGTCACACGCCTCACATTTAACAAGTCTCATTGTGTTCCAACGTCCGCCGCCTGGCACATCAACTACAAGGGTACGGAGTTTATTAGGTCGAGCATTGCAGTATGGACATTGTGGAAAACGTTCACGTCGAGTTTCCTGGCCGTTCCAGGAAACAGACAAAGTTCTTCTTATTTCTCCTTCGTCTTTTCCTCCCCAGATTCCCCAGATCTGTCGATGCTCTAGTGCCCACTTAAGACATTCACGTCGTACAGGGCAAGAGAAACAAAGGTTCTTTGCCTGGTATTTTTCTGATGGTTGAGTTGAAAAGAAATAATCTCTTATTTTTTGATTTTCTACTAAGGCACATGCAGATTCTTTTTGCCACTCTAAGCTTTTTGGTGTAACACTCACTGTGACACGACCTCAACCCACGTGATTTGCGTGATTTCGTCTACTTCATCACCAAATGGTGTTGTTCCATCAATATCACATACGTTTAGATAAAGATCGTTGTCTACATGTCCTGCGTAACCGTGCGTGATGTGACATGACTCTAAAAGCTTAAACGCATCACCAAGAGTTGTTGCTATCCCATCTCGTTGAAGTGCAGACGCTAAAGCGCGGCGAACAAGCTCATTTTCAAGGTCGATGTGTTCTTCCGTGAAGAAAACAATTGAATTATCAAGCTCCTGGTCAAAACCGTCGTCTGACCATTCCTTCCACAGAAGCTCGCCTATTCGTGAGTCCCGCACAATGCTCCTTATCCCTTACTTCAGGGATAAATCGTATATCGAGTAGAGTCAACTCGCGACTAAAACACCGCAATTTTTAGACATATCCAATTACCCTAGCGGACAGGTAGTCGGGTCTTAGAGAGGCAGTGAGCGACTATTAAGCGGCGTTATATGTGCCTAAGTAAAGGTCACCGTTGGTATCAGGCCATAGGTATTGATAATAATCAGGGCGACTGCCTTTATCCTCTGGCCAGCCAAACTGCGAGTACCAAGCATAGTCCTTGCGCAGTAAAGCAACGCGGTGGGTAGATGCAAGTTGTTCAAACTTAGCGCTGTCTGACATCCAGGAAGGTACAGTAAGTTCATCCTGTATGCGGCCAAGTTCAAGTGCGCGGTCATACGTAGAAAATATCTTAGGCAGCATGGTTGACTTAAATCCGCGGTTAATCCACTCGTAGTAGGTTGCAGCAAGATAGGACACAAGCAGTTTCTCGTGACCGCGCCACATGATTGCAACTGGGTGGTTCACCCAACCCTTGGGGTCGCGGTGCTCGCCAGCGGGATTTAACTTAGTGAGCGCAAGTAGTACCTGCCAGCCTTCAAGTGTCTGCTTATGCAGACGCTTATTATCAATCTCGCGGGCAATGCGCTCAAACGAGTCAGTCTGAGGTAGAAATGTTTGCATGGTCGTCCTTTGTCATTAGGTATTTATTATATCAGGAACTTTGGCCGTAGTCGTCCTGATCTCCTGGGTCTTCATATTCTTCTATATCATTAAGCGGGACATATATCCCCACCACGGTAACTCGGCCGCAGGTAAAGCACTCGTTGACCGCGCCTGGAGATAGCTCAACTGGGACGTTCACGCTAATTAAACGCGTGATGATGTTGCCTTTCTCGTCTACGCTGTCTGGCTCCCAGACTGAGTTTTCCTCAATCCAGCACCTTTCACAGAGAGGAACAAGATCTTCAGATCCGTCTCGTATTGTCATGCGGCGTACCATTTTTTCTTAGCCGCGTGACGTGAAAATCCAGCATCGCCGTCAATAAGATATTCGCGCTCGCCAATCTTTACTGCCTCGTCTCCTTGAGGTTGACCTTCTAGCGCGTCCTTGATTGCCTTACCAAGCCATGCGGCAGCTTGAACAGGCACTGCCTTACCCCACACTGCAGACAGCGCAGAGTAGTCGCGGGTTGCCTCAATGTTCCAGTCATCTGGGAGGCCTTGCATTCTTGCGCACTCACGATGTGTAATAAGTCTTGGTTCAGTCGGGTGAATTACATGCTCTAAAGCCGAGCCAGTAAGAACATTACACCAGTGATCTTCCTTCCAGCGATACGGTTGGCTAAATCCAAGTTTGAAGTTTTTACGTGAAACACGCGGCGCAACGTCTGCCCACTTCTGCGGAAACTTTCCATCATTCATTTCAACCGCAAGTTTAATTGCGCCGCCAAGATCACCGTTGCCTTGCCAATTTTCGTTACCAATAATGTCAAATACTTCTTGAATTCTTTGTGTGTGAATGTTGTCTTTTCCAATATGCCCGTCTACTTTTCCACTTTTTGAGCGCAAGCCCTTTACCCAGCTTGACGGAGCAGGCGCTGTATATTTTTGCTTTTCCCAGCTCTGTGGCATTTTTGCAAGATCGCCAATGATGTCCATGATGCGTGGAAGTTTGTCTGGAGTTGGAGTAACTGCGCTAAACTTAATTCCCTTCTCCATTGCAACCCAGAAGTATCGCGGGCGATAAGAGAATCCACCAACCTGTAGGTTATTTTCTTTTACGTGGTACAGGTCATATTTCTTTCCAGATATTTCCTCAACCATGTCACGGTATTTAAGCATGGTCTCGCGTCCTTGCGTGTAGGCTTGCTGCACGCACTCAAACACGATAGCTTTTGGCTTTACTCGTCCTGCGTATTTCATAAACGCGCGTGTATGTTCGTGCGCTTTTGAGTCAGGACCGCGATTAGCAGGGCCTGACCACACGGACCAACCCGAGCACGGAGGACAACCTAAGACAACGTCAGTCTTGAGAACTGGCCACTCTTCTGGCTCGTCTGAGAAGCTTGCTGTCCAATTATCTCCAAGATGTTGACGGTTGTTTTCTGCCACAGGATTTCCAAAATTAAGAGTTCCTGTGCGCAGTTTCATCTCCATTCCTTGCTGCACAAAGCCAAGGCTCATAAAGGCTGCAAGCCCGTTGCAGTCAATAAACGTCATCTGCGACATATGTCAGTGTCCCTTCGCGTATCCACGGTAGGACTGTATACTGACCTCACGCAAATGACGTGTCTAAATTACGCTATTGGAGTACTTTTTTCTTCTTGAATTCTTCCGACCTCATAGCCGCATCCGGCGTAGCCAGCAATGTCAATCCAGGTATCTGGTTGAAATCCAGACTTGTTTGCATAACGTGCAACCTTGACACCTACCATGCACATTGCAACATCTTCCTCTGTAACCTTGATATTAAGAATCACAGACCAGATCTTTGCAATACGCGCAAAGTTCTCCTCGGGACCACCATACTGAACGTCTCTTTCGCCAGAGATGATGCGTGCAGCATCGCGCAAAGCTTGCACGCGGTACAGTTGTTTCTCTTCTGTCATTGCACCCTCTTTTGCAGTTGATACGGAGCATAGTGCGTGCCGTCGAGTAAAGGCTCCTTGTTGTCGTTTGACTTAAAGATGATGTCGCCATAGCGCACAGCTACGACGCGACCGCGTCTACCGTTGTGCATTGTTCCCGTGCTTCCAGTGTAGGCATCGTCTTTTACACGTACCTCGTCACCAACTTTAATTGAGCCAGGTTGCGCATCAACCCACTTCTCATCCTTAGGCTGAGGAGTGATCGAGTGATTAAGTGCAAGACTTGGAAAGATCTCAACAACTTCTTTCATCTGCGATTCGGACAGCTTGAGCTCTTCCCATGTTTTAAGAAGTTTAAGAATGGCGTTTCCAACGCCAACCTTTACCCTAGCTTCCTGCATCTGCGCACGGATCCAGTCGTAGTTTACCTCAGGCATTTCCGTCTACCTCCTTTGGAAGACACTTTGCACACATATCTGGCGAAGCACCGCGTCCTACGTCGTCAATTGCGCGTGCGCATAGCGCACACTTTACTCCTATATCCTTTACCTTGTACCCTTGAAGTTGACGTTGCTTGTTACGTTCCATCTTTTCAAGGTACAACTTGTCAAGAACGGCGTCTGTTCCACCCGCGGCAACAATGATGTTTGCGACAAAGTGTAGAACGTCAACCGCCTCCTTAAGAATCTCTTCACGATCTGCGTATGGTTTATCGTGTTGCCAAGGCTTCCATGAGATTGCCTGACGCATCTCTGCGAGCTCATCGTCAATGGCTAACATATTCCAACGCATGTATTCAACTAGTCTACGTATATTTGCGTCTTTTTCGCCTGACATCTCTTCAAAGTCGATGAAGTACACCTTCTTCTGTAGATCCCGCGTGCGGCCAATCCAGTTGTTAAATAGTATTCCCATGCTATCCTTTCCTTGCGTAGAGATCAAGTGCACCATATAGATCAACAGTCGCGTCGCGACGTGACGGAATAGATGCAATGTATGCTTCCATTTGTGCTCGTGCAAGCTCTGCGCGTTGGTCAATTGCTAAATCTTCAACGTAAGTAGCAAGATACGTCCAAGGTTCTCCCAAAGCGCTGCTTTCACGCCAGTCGGTAACAACAGGTGTGCAGGCATTCATTGACTGAATAAGCCGATACGTCCACCACGTTCCACCGGTTTGGTACGGGCTTATTAGTGAGCCAATGCCTGCTGCAATTTGCGTAAACACCTGCTCGTCATTCCAGCCTTTATGCCACTTCATCGGAACAGACGTGTTGCGCAAGATTGATGTTTGGTTCTTTGTCCAGCTCGTGTTGTAGTTTTCTACAACCCACTTGTCACGTTTTTCTACGTCGAGTGTTTGTTGCTGCGTCAATAGATACGAGTCAAAGTTAACAGGCATAAGAGACTCTGCCGCGCCTGTAGGAAGCTGCGAAATCACTTTCCCTGTTCCTGCCCAAGGAAGTGACGGATACAGAGTTACTGGCCACTTCTCGTTCAGTAAGTACGACACGATGTCAAGCAAGTTTTGCGCCATAGTTGGAACAGAGGCAAGCGCGTATCCTTGGCGATACGAGTAAAAAGGCTTTGTCAAGTTATCTGGCGTTTTGGCTATAGCACGTAGGCTTGCAGTAATACGTGTAGGCTCAGGTGCGTCAATAAACAACTTTAACTTATCTGACTCAAGTAGTAGATCAATAAGGTTAAGTGCACCATACACACGGTTAGCGCTTAGACTTGTTAACGGACTTAGCCCGACAAGAACAGTGTCATATTGCTCAAGGTCATTTATGTTCCAGGATAATTCTGGGTCGTCCTGTGTAACGGTGTGACCATTTTGCTCAAGCACGCAACGTATGACGCCAGCAAAAGATAGCGAGCGCTTGTTGGCATCACTCGACGCATGAGGAGCGCTCATGCCAGTGATAAGAATATGACTCATACCTTAGTCCCATCTGCGTTAAGCGCAAGACCTTTGTCTTGTTTTATCGCACGCTCAATGATACGGTTGCAATGATCAACAAACGAGGAATACTGAGGAATGTACGGAGCCAGCGCATCTCGCTGCGCCTGTGCAGCTTCAATAAGTGCGGTATCGCTCATCTTCTCTACGTCTGCAATTTTTAGCTTATATGGATCACCTAAAGGATCACCTTCGCCTTTGTCGGTAACAAGAATTGATCCGACGTGTGCAGAATACAGGAAGCGACTTCTCCACCACCCTGAGCCAGCGTGAGGGTACGGAGGTGAAAGAATTCCCCAATGCTGATTGTAAAACTCTAATACGTC